AATATCAGCAGCGCTTCACGGCGACGCGATCGGAAATCGATCGGTTCGCCGACAGCCATCCTGGATTTGATGAGAGGAGCGATCTCATCAAGCAGGAGCTGGATCACGGTTATCCGCTCGACGTCGCGTATGACCGTGCGATGAAGCTCCGGCCCAGCAATGGGTCAACACACGCGGCTCAGACCCGCAACACGTCGGCTCAGACCCGAGACGAGATCGATCGCTCGATTTCAGGCGCCCCCACAAATGGCGCCGCCGCCTCGTATCGCGCCCCGAAGAAGTCAGGCTCGAACCGCGAGGCGCTCATCAACGCCCAACGCAGGGCCAGATCAGGGGTTTAATCGATGGCCGTCGTCGCCGACCTTCAATCAGACGTCCACTATGCACAAGTTCTCTCGATGGCCTTGGAAGACAGGTCTTCGAGTTACGAGGATCTCGTATCCAACAACAACGCTCTGCTTGCGGTGCTGAGACGCAAAGGTTTATGGCGCACTTATTCTGGTCCCAGAATTCGCCAAACCTTGCAGATCAACAAGCAAGACGCTCAGTGGTATTCTGGATACGATCAGCTACTCAACCCAGCGTTGGATTTGTTCAACGACGTCTTCTATTCTCCGAAGATGGTCGTCGTGCCGATCATCCTGAGCAATCAGGAAATCCTCAACAACGAGGGCGATGCGCAGATTATCGACACCCTGGAAGCGTACATGGACGCGGCCGAGCGCTCGCTCGAAGACACCATGGACGCCGCGATCTACAGCGACGGGACGCTGTTCGGCGGCAAGCAGCTGACAGGTCTTGCCAAGGCAGTGCCCTACCTGCCGAATACCGGCACCTATGCGGGCATTGACCGCTCGCTGGCCAACAGTGCGATCTGGCGCACGACGTCCTGGGACGCCAGTGCCGGCGCCGGCACCACGACAACCCCGGGCTTCGTCGCGCTTGGAACGCAGGTCACTTCGGCCACGATCCGGCCGATGCTGAACTACATCATGACCAAGCAGTCGCGCGGCAAGCAGTACGCCGATCTGCTGATCATGTCCCCGGAACACTATGCCGCCTATGACGCTGCCACCGTGGCGATCCAGCGCCAGAGCAACTCGACAAGTCTTGGTCAGCTCGGCTTTACTTCCCTTGAGTATATCGGTGGTGGAAAACGGGCCGAGATTGTGCTCGACGGCGGCATCGGAAGCAACATGCCGGCGAATACTACGTTCGGGCTCAATACCGATACGCTTCGCATCCGCTACAACCCAAACAGAAACTTCGATAGACTGTTCAAGGGGGACGGGCAGATGCCAATTGACAAGGACGCGATCGCTCAATTCATCGGATGGATGGGTGAACTTACGATGACCAATCCGATGTTCAATTGGCGCTTCTCGGACAGCAACCCGGCCGCCTGACCGGCTGGATCCTTTGCCGGGAGCTTCGCCCCGTGGCTCCCGGCCTTTTTTGGAGGAACCAATGGCACTTGGAGCCAAATCCGCCGGCATTACGCCGTTCTTCAAGACGATGCCGTTCAAGAACGAGCGCGAGAGCATCAAGGCCGGGCGCCCGATCTTCGAGGACGTCGAGGTGTGCGAGATCCGCTTCGCTGGATCGAAGGACACCAGCGTGTTCCCGAGCCACGCCTACTCGCACTGGGAAATCGACGAGGAAAGCGGCGAGCAGCGTCAGCTCACCTACGCGGAGCGGTTTCCCAAGCAGTTCATGCAGTTCAAGGAAAAGCAGCAGCAGACCAAATCAGGAACGCCGCTGGACTATGTTCATTTTTTGACCGACGCGAAGCGGGCCGAGCTGCGCGCCTTCAATATCTACACCATCGAGGCGCTGGCCGAGATCGACGGGCAGCCCTTGAAAAACCTGGGGCTCGGTGGCCGGGAATGGAAAAACAAGGCGATTGAGTATCTGGCCAGCTCCTCTCATGAGGGGACGGTCATTCGCCAGCAGGCCCAGATCGAGGCCCTGATGAACCAGATCCGTCTGCTGGAAGACGACAAGAAGCCCCAGATCGCCGGTCCGCGCGAGACCGAGCCGCATCAGCCAGTCCCGCCCGAGCCGGAGGACGATGAGAGCGAACAGGACGACAATGACGGCGAGGGCCAGGACGAGCGCACGGTCCCGCCCGGGCCGAATGTTGCCGCCGAGCTGATTGGTCTCTCGCGCAACGAGCTGCGTGCCCTGATCGTCGAGAAGACCGGCAAGCGTCCGGTCGGCAATCCGTCGATGCACAATCTGGTGCGCATTGTGCAGGAGCTTGGAAACGGATGACGGTCCAGTCGGTCATCCGGGAGGTCACTGCGTTCGTTGGCGTCAGGCCACCGAATGGCAGCGTTTTCCAGACCGCCTACGTCGACCGCACCGCCTGGGAATTCGTCAATCTCGCCAACGAAATGTCGCAGCGCATTGCCTACGACACGCGCGACTGGCAAGTGCTGCGCACGCGCGCTGGATTTCTCGGAACCGGCGTATATCCTCCAGCGGATCAGCCGCAGGAAACGGTGTTTCCGTTGCCGGCCGACTATCAGCGCATGCTGCTGACATCGCAGGTGTGGACGTCGCGCCAGACGCACGCGCCGATGTCATTCATCTCCGACGCCGACGACTGGCTGCGCAAGGAGCTGCAGGGCTACGTCAATCCGATCGGCGAGTGGACCATCTTCGGCAATGAGATGCACGTTCGGCCGGTTCCTGCGGCCGGCGAAAAGATCATGTTCTACTACATGCGCAACACGTGCGTGAAACTGGCCAGCGGCGGCTTCGGCAATCAATTCCTGGCCGATGCCGACACCTTCGTGCTGCCGGAGCGGCTGCTCAAGCTCGGCATGCAATGGCAATGGAAAGCCAACAAGGGCGCGAGCTACGCCGAGGATATTGCCAATTACGAGGACGCGCTGGCCAAGGTGGCCGGCGCCGACAAGCCCTCGCCGATCTTCGTTGGCAGTCAGGCTATCTCCTCTGATGCCGTCATCGCCTACTACGGGGACGTGCCGTCCGCCGACACGTTCGTTGGACCGCCTCGATGAGCCGATCACTGCCGCACTATCGCGAGTTCCGGCGCTACGGGGCGCCGGCTCAGGTTGCGCCGCAGATCCTACCGAAGACCATTCCCGCACCGACGCGCGGCCTGATCCTGAACGAGAACCCGGCCTTCATGCAGCCGGCCGGCGCCTTGGTGCTCGACAACTGGTTCACGACCGAGAACACCATCCGGTTGCGCGGCGGATCGCAGACCTGGACCTCGTTGCCCGAGACAACCGAGGTGATGGCGCTGTTCAATTACGTCACCGGAACGATGCGCAAGATGTTCGCCGCGAACATCACCAAGCTCTACGAGGTGACGTCGGCGACTGCGGCACTTGTCCCCGGAATTACCATCACGGACGGGCACTTCTCGACCGTGCAATTCTCCAACATTGCCGGGGATTGGTTGTTTGCCGTCAACAACAAGGGCGAAGCCCCGCTGCGTTACAACGGCACCAGCTGGGTGCAGCTGGTCGCCGGCTACACGCCGCCGGGCGGACAGCCGGGCATCTTCAATTTTTTCACGCCGCCATCGACGCGCGTCGCCGCGATCGGCCTCACGCAAGTCTGGAAGTATCGGCGTCGGCTGTTCTTCATTCGCGGCAACACGATGGAGGCGTGGTACGGCGACATTGACGCCGTCGGCGGGGACTTGCAGATCATTCCACTCTCCGGCTCGTTCACGCGCGGCGGCTCTTTGTTGTTTGGTTGCGCGTGGTCGGTTTCGGCCGGAGACGGCATCGACGATAAGTGTATTTTCGTCACGACCGAGGGCGAGATCGCGGTTTTCACCGGGACCAATCCGGGCGACGCACAAAACTGGAAGCAGCAGGGCCGTTATCAGATCTCGCGTCCGATGGGGAAAAACGGATGGCTGAACATTGGCGGCGACGTCCTGATCATCACGGTGGATGGCATCGTGCCAATAAGCCAAGCGCTGACCAAGGACATCACGGCGCTGGAATTCTCGGCGCTTACCCGCGTGGTTCACCCGCTGTGGGAAAAGGAAGTGCTCGACAAGGACGATCGTCCTTGGAGCATGTGCAAGTGGGACGACTACGGCGCCTTATTCGTTACCTTGCCGGGTGGATCAATCGGTGATTGGCGCTGTCTGGTTGCCAACACAGTGACTGGGGCTTGGTCGCGCTTCTTGGGCTGGGACGCGCTGCAATTCTGTACTCTTTCCGGCAGCATGTTTTTCGGCACGCAGGACGGCCGCATCGTGCAGGCCGACGTCAAGGGCAAGGACTACTCGTCGACACGCCCGACTGGCGGAGCCCTGGAGGGAAGTGCCGGGTATCCAAAACGCACTTACGCCTGCACCTACGTTGGTGGCTGGGAGGTGTTCGGGGAGCCGCCCTTCCTGTTCTCGCTGCGACAGGCACGCTGCTCTTTCAACACATTGTCGAGCACGACGGAATTCATTCCGCAGCTCACCGCGTGCGTCAATTACGTCGTCGACGTGCCGCCGCCGCCGCCGGCCGGGCCGGACTTCGGACCGGCCGAGGTGTGGGATGAGGGCGTGTGGGGCACGGGAGCGGTGCCGCCGCCGACCGAGCCGCCACTGGAGGCCAACAATCCTGGAGCCGCGCGCTGGGACCAGCCCGGCCACGGCACGGCTCCGACCCGGACGACGATGTGGGTGTCGGTCGGTGAGACCGGATGGTCGCATGCTCCGATCGTGCAGGTCTCGGTGTTTCAAGAACCAAGGCCTGACGTCGAAATGCTTGGCATCAGCATGCTGGCCGAGAAAGCCGGCGTTGCAGTGTAGGAGAACGACATGGCGCCGCGCAGATCTCCCCTGAGCAGCTTATTCGCGCCGCCATACGTTCCTGGCGATTTGCAGTCCGCCCAGGACGTGGCGGACTGGCAGGCCCCGCGCGCCGGAACATGGCCCCGCTCCGAAATCGAACGCTATCAAGTGCCAACGCCACAGACCGGCGTGACTGCCGGCTTTCCACAAACGACGTCGGTGGATCCGGCCCTGCTGCAGGCTGCCGCGCAGAACCAAGTCTACACGCCCGGCCCCAACGTGACGGTCCAACCCCAGGGCGGACCGGCGCCGGGAGCCCAGGTCGCGCCTGCTGTGCAGCCACAACAGCAGCAACAAATGCCGAGCCGCGATGATCTGGCCAATCAGCTCATGATGCAGCTGCAGCAGCAGAAGATCGACATGAACACCGGCACGGGCCTGGGGTCATCCTGATGCTTTATCCCGAGACTTCCCCCACGTCTCCGGTCTCACGCGACGACCTCGCGCAGACGATTGCATTGCAGCAGATGATGTTTCAGCAGGGCACTCCGTTTGTTGCGGGTGATTACGATCCTGCAGGGGCTGACCAGACTGGCGCTGGCGCGTTTGGTGGCAGAGGCGGCCCGGATCGAGAGGGATTTGGCGAGAACGTTGCGGATCCCGCCCTGGGATCTCCCACGGGTTCCCCGCCCGATCCTGGATTTACAAGCGTGAGCCCGTTTGGCGGTACGGGGCGCGATACCAGCGAAGCATCCCAGGCTCAAACTGGCCGGGACGCCGCCGCAATGGCGGCGGCTGCGCAAGCTGCGGGCCGCGATTTTGCTTCGAATACACAGGGCAACGCCATCACTGGCCCGCTCAGTGGCCCCGGCTTTGGCTCCGGCTTTGGTTCGACGTTTGGTTCTCCAACGCAAGGATACTCTGATCCGTTTGGCTCCTCGACAACGAACCAGCCCGGCGCGACGCCAGTGGCAACGACGTCGTTTACCAACCCGAATACTACTCCAACCAATACGTTTAATGATCGATGGGGCGGCATGCCGACTGCAACGCCGCAAGACATATTTGATCCGAATAGTACTTTCACTCCAGCCGCTCCTAATGCCCCCAATGCTCCTGGTTACGATCCGGACATGGATACTGGCGGTCTTGTCGGCGGCATCATGGGTCAGGTCACTGGCTCCTTGGCTGATCTTGGCGCCATGGGTAGCGGTCGTGGTGGTGGAGCTGTTTCTCCGGGCGGCGGCGCAGCCGTGTCGCCAGGAGGAGGCGGATATGATCCAGGCAACGCCGGCCTCGTCGGTGACATCATGGGGCAGGTCGGCGGCAGCGTGGCAGATCTTGGCAACATGGGCGGCGGCTTCTCCGGCTTCGGTGCGACCGGCGGCTATAGCGGCAGCGCAGACATGAGCAATACCGGCGGCGCGCAGGGCTTCGGCGGCGGCGCTGTCGGGGGCTTCG